GCTCTTCCGATCTAGATATTGAATCAGTTCCAGCTGTGAATGTTGTCACTTTATCAGAACCATCTGTTGTAGTTGAGCTAGTTAGACCAGCACCAACTGAGATTGTATAAGTATTGGGGTATCGAACTATAACTATTCCTGAACCACCATTAGAACCATTTTTTCCAGATGTTCTAGCAGAACCACCTCCACCACCTCCAGTGTTAGTTGTTCCATTAACACCTTGTTCACTAGCTGTAGAACCTGCATTGCCTCCACCACCTGAACCTCCAACACCCTGTTTGTTATAGATAGAAGCTCCACCACCACCTCCAGCTCTAGTCACTGCTGAACCAGTTATAGAAGATGAAAGACCTGTTCCACCATTTCCACCATCTTGAGCATAAACTCCATTTTGTCCATTAGCTCCAGCTCCAGCACCTCCACCTCCAGCAGCATTATATTCGTTGTCAGCAACCCAAAGTCCATTGCCACCCTTATAACCTTGAACTGGGCTAGAACTTGGATTAGGTGTTCCTGCACCTCCAGCACCTGAAGTTGTTCCTGCTGGAATCTTTGAACCTCCACCTCCTGAAGAACCTCCAGTTAATGGGTCTAAACCACTTGTTCCACCAGTTCCTCCAGCTCCACCTCCATCAGAAGTGATTGTTGCAAAAACTGAATCTGAACCACTTGAGCCTCTAGTTCCTGAACTTTGTGTTCCACCAGCTCCAACTGTGACTGTATAATTTTGTCCTTTGTTCAAACTGAGGGGAGTCTCTGTAGAACCACCACCTCCAGTAGTTTCAGAAGCATATGAGTTTCGATATCCACCTGCACCACCTCCACCAGCCCAAGCATTAGTTCCTGGAACTCCACCACCTGAACCTCCACCTGCAATAACTAGGTATTCAACATTTTCAACAGTTTGCAAAGCCCATTTGCCTTCTTCTAAAAGGTTATAAACATCTGCATTATCAAACACACCTGAATTAGAAGAACTGCTTTGTGTATGTCCTGCACCTACATAGCCATATTCATTTGATTTCATAAAATACTCCTAAGAAAAAGTGACTGTATCAGTTCCAGCAGTGAAAATTGTGACTTTATCATCTCCAACAGTTGAAGTTGAAGAAGTCAGACCAGCACCAACTGAAATTGTTTTTGTGCTTGGATAACGAAGAATGACGATACCTGAACCTCCAGCACCACCATTGCCAACTGAAGGACTACTTGGAGAACCTCCAACTCCACCTCCACCTGCTCCACCTCCAGTGTTGACTGTTCCTGAACCTCCATTTCCATCTCGTGAACCTGAACCTCCACCTCCTGAACCTGCTGAACCTCCACCTCCAGCACCTCCAAAGATAGAAGAACCACCTCCACCACCTCCAGCTCTTGTGACTGCTGAACCTGTTATGGAAGAAGATAAACCTGCTTTTCCTGGACCACCATTGTTATCAGAAATAGAGTTGTCTGCATCTCCTGAAGCTCCACCTCCACCTCCTCCAAGAGAATATCCATCATCGTGTCCACCACGACCACCATTTCCACCTTGACCTGTTGTTCCTAAACCACCATTGTATCTACTGCCACCTGAACCTCGACCTCCACCACCAGAACCTCCATCTGAACCAGTATTGTTTCTAGCACCTGCTCCACCACCATCTGAGGTTATTGAACCAAATACACTATCTGAACCATTAGAAGGAGATTGTCCATTGTATATACCATAAGCTCCACCACCACCAACTGTGACTGTGTAGCTTTGACCAAAATTTACTGATAGAGGAGTTTCTGTTGAAGAGTTGTCTCCTGAAGTTTCAGTAGAATAAGAATTTCGATAACCTCCAGCTCCTCCTCCTGGACCTCCTCCTCCAGAGTCTCCACCTCCACCTCCTGCAATGACAAGGTATTCGACATCCATTGATTGCAAAGCCCATTGACCACCTTCCAGCAATTTATAGACATCAGTCATATTGAACAGTCCTGTATTTGTAGAACTGCTCTGAGTAGGTGGATTTGCTATATAGCCATACTTAGCCATTTAGTCTCCTTATGAAATTTCTAATATAGACATAAAAGCTTCTAAGTCTCCTGATGCAGAACCACCAGTGAGAGTTATTTTGTCAGAAGCTTCTAATACAATCTTTGAATCTCCAGCAAGTTCCAAAACTGAGTCAGCTGGAACTGAAACTGTATAAGCTAGATAAGCTTTAGTTGTTCCATCAGAGTCTGTCCATTCTGCAGTGATAGTATCATTAGAAGCTCCATCAACATTAGATATTCTAAGTGATAGGACTATTGCAGTTGTAGCTGAAGGACAAGTATATATATCAGTTGGAGTTGATGTGATATCGAGATTCGAGTTCTTGAAGGTATTTGCCATTTGGTCTCCTAAGTTATAGTGCTATTGCTAAAGCTATTGCATCTCCATTAGTTGCAAAGCCAAAGTCAGCTGGATTGATTTTATAGACTGTGCCATCAGTGACATCTTCGATAACTAGCAAATCATTTGCTAAGTCCACAGTCAATGAAGATGTTCCATCTGTCAAAGATGATGGGTCAAGAGAGAGATTGACAGCTCCACTAGTTGCTCCTCCTGATAAACCTGATGTTGCTGAAGTATTAACTTCAGTGATGTCTCCTTGTGAAATGATGTCAGAGATTAATGCTTTTTTAGTTGAGTTGTCTGTCACATCTTCGATAACTACATAATCTGTCGAAACAGCTGTTGCAGTATCTAGATTGTTTGCATCAACAGTTAGAGTTGCATCTCCTGAAGTAGTTCCACCAGCAAGACCTGAGTTTGCATTAGTCACAATGCCTGTGATGTCAGCAGTTAGAGAAGTGTTGCTCCAAGAAGAACCATCATAATACTGAAGTCCTCCTGAACCACCACCTGTGTCTAACAAATAACAGAATTGTCCTTCTGTTGGAGAAGTGATTCCAGTTGTTGCATTATCTCTAGCAGTAGAGTCAGCAAAAATGTAGATTGCACGATTGACTAACTCTTGCCATATAGTGACATCAATCAAATCTCCAGTTGCGTAGTTTGGTTTATATGCCATTAATTTCTCCTAAATATCTACCAAGCTAAGTTGGTATCTTGACCTAATCTTGATGAACCAATAACCCAAGAAGCATTCTCTGCACCTGCACTGGTTGAAATATTCCAGCTCCAAGTTTTATTGTTTGCATCAATGGTGTGTCTAATTGATTCAATGTGAACACCAAATTCCATAGTGGTAGAAGCTGGGGTAGGAATCTTGACTGTTATCTTGTCTCCAACTTCTCTACCTAGAACTTGTGTCCATAAACTTGTATTGCCTAAAGGATTAACCACTAATCCTTCAACTCTTGGAGAAGTTCCTTCAAAAGTTGCAAGTCTCTGATTAGCTATATCTAAAGCATCTGAGTCAGAGACATTGAGGGTATCTGATAAAGTATTTTGCCTAGCACCAAATTCTTCAATTGAATCATTGTTCTGCACGAGCTGTTCTGTTCCACCAGTTCTTGTGACAGAGACAATATTGACAATTCTTGTTTCATCAAAGTTTGTGATAACATCTGAATATGGAAGTTCTCCAACTCCATTGCCAAAAGTCGCATTGGAAGCATATTGTGCTGTTCTTCTATAATTTCTATCTCTAAAGATTGAGTTGCCATCAGCTCCTATAAAGAACTGACCTTGTTCAGCTTGTTCAACATCTCTAAAAGCTGTGAGTATGTTGGTATCAACTGAAACACCACCCTGAACTTCTAAATCCCCAGTTGAGATTGTTCTATCAGCTGTAGGAACACCAAAAGCACTAAGCAATCTATTTATTCTTGCTGAAGATAATTCTTGTTCATCTGAATAACCAAGTCTTGCTGTTCCAACTAATGACCTAGATGTATTTCCAAGTAGCCAACCTCTTGAACCTATTGTGTTTAGGTTGAAAAGTTTGAAAAGGTCAACTGCTTGAACTCTAACTGTAGAATCCACACCTTGACCACCAAAGCTTTCAGGATAACCAGTGATGAAACCTGTATAAAGTCGATAAGTTGTTGAATCATATTCAGCAGATATCCTTATCTTCTTGAATGGTTTGACCTTAGTCTCTCCAGTTGCAGAGTCATAATATGGACTCGTTGTGCTTAGAGGATTGAACCTATCATCAGTGTTATCTAATACAACAGAACAAGTTCCTGTTTGAAATTCATCAAGTGCGTGTTGTCTTCCTCGATTAGTTTCAATACTTCTGACAAAAGCAGAAACATCTGTATAAGTTTGAGATGTGTCTAATGGGTTAGAATCAAAAGCTATCTCAACTGTGAGTGTGATATCAGAGTTGAATGCTACGCTCATAACAGTATTTTCTTGCCTTGTTTCTGAAGATTAATAATTGCATCTTGTGTCACAGTTTCAAATCGTTCAGAACCTATGTTCAATGTGGTATAAATCTTGACTGGTTGTTGGACAGTTCCTGAACCACCACTGCCAGTATTATTTTTTTCAGACCCAGCAAGTTCTCCGATTGTTGGTGGAGGCTCAATGTTTGTATCTGTTCCACTAGAATCATCTGAACCTGAATCATCAGAGCTTGAATCATCAGAGCCAGTTGAAGGAGGAACAGTGAAGTCTGAACCAGTCAAACCAGCATTTCTAAAAGCATCCTCAATCTCTTTGATTTTCCTACCAGTTATTTCAGAAAGTCTTTCTAATGTTTCTTGGAAAGTGCTTCCATCAAATTGACCAAAAGCATCTTGAAGTTTCTTTATATTTAGAGCTTCTTCTAAGATATTTTCAGCTGTGACTTTAGTTGCATCAGCTAAATCTCTTTTAGCTTGAATTTGGTCTTCACGAGCTTTAGCTTGGTCTTCTATTGCTTTTTTCAAATCCTCTTCAGCTTTTTGAACATCTTTCACAGCATCAAAATATTCAGAGGATTGAGCAGTAGCTTCTTTCTCTAATTCGACTAATTCCTCTTTTGCAAGGATAAGCTCTAATTCTTTTTCTCTTGAACCATCTTGAGCTTCAGTGAGTTCTTCAATAGATTGTTTCAATCTAAGAATTGCTAACTCTTCTTCAGCTGTGACATCTGTGCCATCTTTTTGAAGAGCTGTTGCTTTAGCTTGAGCATCAGCAACTTTTTGTTGTGAAGTAGCAACTAAGATATTTGCTTCTTCTAAATCTCCAGTAGCTTGGTCTAATCGTTCTTGTTCTCGTTTGCCTTTTTCTTGGAGACCAGTCAAAGCTTTCATAGCACCTAGTGCTGATGAGAGAGCAGAAGTATATTTATCAATCTCGAACTCAGCTTCTTCATATGTATCTGCTTGGTCTTCGACAGCATCAACATTATCTTCTTGAGAATCTGTTAGGTCTTCTTCAGCTGTAGTTAGTTCATTAACAGCATCCATATTTCCTGCATAGACATCTTGCATCATTGAATATGAATTATTGAGATTTGCCATTTGTTTTGCTTTGGCTTTCTCAGCATCATTAGAAGCTCTAATCTCTTCTGCGTAGTCGTGAATTTTTTCCATCAAACCTTCAGTCTCTCCACCAAGCTTGTTGAAGATAGCTGATAAGATTTCAGAGCTTTGTATAAACTTGATGAACTTTCCAACCATATCAAAAAAGATTGTTCCCAAATCTTGAAATAGTTGAAAGCTTTTCTTTAGTCCTGAGAGAATATCATCTCCAAATTTCTCTAAGAACTCTTGAACTGCCTCAGCTCCTCGTTTGAATGTTTCAGCAACAATAGGAAGAACTTCTTTAGCTAAGTTTGAAAGCATTGGAAGAACAGAACTAACAGCTGGTAGGAGAGATTGACCCATTTGTAGTCCTGTCTCTCTTAGCTCAGCTTTGAGTCTTCTAGTAGTGTTAGCAAAAGAATCTTGTGTGTTATCTAAGTCTCCAATAGCATCTGAAGAAGCTTCAGTTATCAGAGCAACAGTAGCGTGTGCTTTTTCTAAGTTAGTTAGTTCTTTGACAGAAGACTTGTTTGTCATCTCCAAAGCTTTTTGCTGAACATCAGTCTCTTTGATAACAATACCAAGAGACTTTAGAGATTCTCTTTCTCCAGTCAAAGCTGATGTCATTGCACGAACAGCTTGTTCAGCTGGAATATTCTTTAGAGAACCAATATCTCCAGCTAATTGTGCAACAGTCTTTGAAAGCTCTGCTGATTCCTCAGCTGTAGCACCCATTGCATTAGTGACACCACCAGTGAATGATAAAAGCTGTTGAAGTTCAGAAGTTGTGAAACCAGCTTTGTTAGCAAATTCATCAACAAAAGAACCAAGTGATTCTTCTGCATCTTTGAAAGTGACTTGAAAAGCATTGGCACTTTCTTCAGCATCTGAACCTAACTTGAGGAGCTCTGCACCTGCAACACCAATTCCAGCTGTCAAAGCTGTAGCTCCTTTTAGAGCTACACCCATACCAGTTCCCAGAGCTGACATTCCTTTTGATGCAACTGTGCCAATACCACTTAGCTTGTTGAGTTGAGCTTGTGCTTGTTTGACACCAGCTTCTAACTTTTCAACATTGAGAGCTAATGAAAGCTGTATTGGGGTTCTTCCTCGTTTAGCCATTTCTAATCCTTATGAAATCTTTCATCTGTTTTGAATATTCTTGAAGTTCTCCATAGCTGAACAGCTCTAACTCATATGGTTTGATTCCATAAAAATAAGTTAGGGCAGGGAGACTTTCTCTCCATTCTGCCCTTAGGCTTTTGGGATTTCTATATCTAGTTCTTCTTGTGTTTTGACTGAGTTGATATTGAGTCCACCAAGTATGTCATCATATTTGATAGTTTTATCTTCTCGTTTTGCCAAAACATAAACTAATGCACCTAGAACTTCAAAATCAAGCATTGATGCTTGACCTATAGCCTCCATTGCACCAAGACCAGTGAGCTTCTTTATTTCTTTCCACTCAAGCCCTGTGATATCTGAATAATCTAACAGATATTGTTTATCTCCAATAACTATGACTGGATATTCATTCTTTTTATCTGACATTTGTCCTCGATTAATTAACTGAACCTTGAATAAAGACTTTCAACAAGGTTATCTAATGCTTTTATGTAGTCTGCTTGAAACTTAGGAAGTTCTTCTTTGATAGATGGATAAAAGAAATATCCTTCTTTTCTTTGAGCTTTCCAAAGTTTTCTAGATAGTGGATTTCTAACTTTGAGAGTCGCAGTTGCTCCAAAGTTCTTTGACCCAATAGACTTTCTAATTGTCGTTGTATATGGGTTATATCCACCAAACTCAACCAATCTTGCATATGGGTGTTTAGCTGGAGTTCCAACTCTAATAACAACACCATCTTGAAGCTTTGCAGAACGAATGCTGGAAGCTAAAGAACCTGAGTCCTTTGGGACTTTGGCTTTTATCTTTCCAACCATTATCTCTCCAAAGTTTTGGTTGAATTGTTTATAAAGGTCAACAGCTTCAGTTCCTAAAGCTTTGATTGCTTTGACTTGATTGCCAATGTCAACAGCTGAAACTTCAATAAGAGCTTCAAGCCCTTCTATCCGACCTTGTAGCCTTGACCTTTTACTCATTAGCTTATTGAGCCACGAGTGATAGCACCACTCACTAAGAGTGAAGCTGAAAATGAAACTTTATCTCCAGCAGAGCTGTCAATGGTGTAGTTTGTGATTAGTGCGTTTCCAGTGTATTTTGGAAGACCACTTGAATTAGATGGTCTAAAATCAAAAGCCACTACAGCACCATCAAACATACCAGCGATAGAGGAATCTGCTGTTGAGTCGAAGCTTCCTGATATGTCCATAGAAAATCCTTGAACTCCAGCAATATATGCTTCATTGTCATCTCCAAAAGAAGTGACAGTTAGTGTATTAACATCACGACTGAGAGACATTGAATCTACATAACTTGTGAGGTCAGTGGAATCTATTTCTATATATGAATCTTTTCCTGCAACGAATGCCATTTTTATCTCCTATATATTTATTAATTACTTCTTGTTAGGACTAAATGAAACTTGAAATGTAGCTGAACCACTATTGACAGTGATTGCTAATCTCACATATCTATTGACTGTGATGTTATTAGCACTAGCTATTCTTTCAGAGGTTGTCCCTGAAATGTTTGTGAAACTCATTCCTGATACATCAGCAAAGCTTGAGTTATCTGCACTGGATTGAATTTTCACATCAATATCAGCAGAGCTGTGAGCTGTGCAATGAAGGAATGCTTGTCCACCAAAGCTTGTTGATGAACCAAAATCAACAGCTGTTGTGTTAGCTGTCGCACTTGTATTGGTTAGAGCATAAAGACTCAAACCTCTTCCAAAGTTATCTCCTGTGAAACTAGAAGAAACTGCAACTGCATCAGAGACAGAACTATCGATTGTGTAGTTCTGAATTTTTGAGTTCAAAACAACGCAAGGTTCTCCTGCTGTAGTTCCATTTTGGAAAACTGTGAGTGGGGTAGCTGTAGTCACAGAAAAAGCATTAGCTAGTTCTTCATCTACTGCATCAGCACCACCATCAAATAGACCACTCAAATCAAGATTTGCTGTCTCGATTCCAGGAATGTAGGACTCATTAGAATCCCCAAACATTGTTGTCGAAATCGCATTGGTCTCTCTTGAAAATGAAAAGCTATTGAAATAACTGGTTAGGTCGAAAGCTCCAAATAATACACCTGAGTTTTTTCCTGCAATGAATGCCATTATTCTTCCTCTTCCTTGATTAATTGTTCAGGAGAGATAAGTCCTTGCAATACCATCCATCTTGGAGGTTGTGCAACAGTTATTTCATCTCCTGCTTTGAAATCTTTGTCTTTTATGTTCAAATCTACTTTTGCAAAGTATTTGATATCTTTTTTAGCCATTATTTACTCCGATAAAATTGCTTCTGCTTCTATTTGCATTTCTATCTGACAAAACCTTCCATCATCAGATACTCCATTTTCTTCAGTGAAGCTTCTAACTTTTGAAACCAATACAGCTCCATTGATTGTGGAGTCATCTGCTAATTGGTCTATAACTTCTTGTGCAAGTTCAAGAGCTCTATCTCTTGCTAAACCTGCAACACTATCTCCAGCACCAGCTTTCAAAGCATATGTGAAAACAGTGAGGTCTAAATCTTCTGAATATTGTTTTCCAAAAGTTTCAAAGTCCATACTTGAAGAAGCATCCCCAAAAAATATAAATTCAGTTTTAGGAGCTCCATCAACAGGAGGAAACTTGAATATCTGCACTCCTGATAATGCACCTCTTGAACTGAGCTGGGTTTTGAGATTATCCCTTAGAACTTTGATTTGAGAATTGATAGCCATTAGATACCAAAGACTTTTTCAGAGTTTTCTTCAATCCACTGATTAACTTCAGGGATTCTTGTTTCATTTCCAAATCTTCCACCTTGTGTGACCAAAGCAATATTTCCTAATTCATCATTGAATGAAGTTGCTCTATCAGGAATATTGGAAGCAACTAATCTATCAATGATTAATTTGAGTCCAATTCTGTCAACACCATTTCTGATGTAGTCCCAACCATATTCATATTCAATAACAACAGGAAGAGGGTATGCACTTGTTGGCTTCTCAAAGAATCCATCTGTTCTATGGATGAATCCAGCATTGTTATCAATCTCAAAGTTTGAAGTTGCAATAGATTCTCCCAGTATTGTGCAAGAAAGTATTTTGGTTATATGAAAACTAGGAGGGGAGATAATTCTGTCTCCTTCGCCTTCTAGTTTGACCCTTTTATATTTTGGAGTCCAAGAAACACCTGTCCACTGTTCTAGTAGTTCAGTGATTTTTTGTCGTTCATCTAAGATTGCTTCATCTGAATAATCAGAAGCTGAGGCTAATTGTGCAACATCAAAAGCTCTTGCTTGAGCTTCAGTGAATATTGGAAACCCAACTATCTCGTGTGTTGTTCTAAGTTTCTGTGATACTGATTCCCAAGTTCCTGTCCATATTGCAAACAATTTGTTCACATCTGTAGTATTTGAAATGCCTAAGTCGTAGTAGTAGATGCCTGTTGAGTCAGTTGTTGCTGTTTGAGCATTAACAATAACAGTTCCACCTTCATCTGTGACAGTGACAGTGACTGAGCCTGTAGCATTTGTCAGTGTTCCATCAACATAAGCTTTGACAGCTATTCGACCTAGTGAATCTTTATAGAGATGCCCAGTTCCTTGAGCTATTTGATAGCCAATCATAATTATTTCCTGTGGTTCTTAGATTTTGATTTTTTCTTCTTTATCCAATAAGAATTAGAGTCGTGTCTAGGCACTAACTTTTTTCTTTTCCTGCTGGACTAGAAGCTTTCTTTTTAGCAGATTCTTTGACTGGTTCTGCAAAACCTTTGTTGATTAGGTCAACAGCAAAATTCTTATCTGTTTCCCAAATCTCATCTTTTTTTGGAATGTCTTTGCCATTGTATAGACCTGACATATCCACGAGCATTTTGATTTTCATTTATATCTCCTCGATTTATACTCACTGGAACACTCAGAGGGTGGATAGTGAAGGTTAGAGTCGAAACTCTGAAAGGTGGACACCCTCCAAGTATTCCAGTCAGTGTCCATTGCTGGACTCTGACTATATATCAGTTGCCTGATATTTTTTTTGTTAT